ACGGAAAGATAGTAGGTTCAACAAAAAGAATACGACCTAAAGATGACTTTCGTTCTAATCGACATATGGGTGCAACAACAGAACCTTATAAACTATCAAAAAAAGAAAAAGAAGCAGTCATTCTAGCTTCACGTGCAGTAGGAACTACTCTAGTTGGTGTTGATCATATTGTTGTGAATGGTGAAATTATGATATTAGAATGTAATGGTTCACCAGGTTTTGGATCCAACTATATGGGTTACAATATTAAAACAGGTAAATCACTAGAGAAAATGAATAATAAAGGTATTATGAAAAATATTATTCAATATATTCAAAAACCTGATAGAAGAAAACCTTCATTTCAAATTGAGAGTGGGTACTTAGAGAGAATTGAAATAGATGGGATTGGTCCTATTCGTGCAAAGTTTGATACAGGTAATGGTACCAAAGCATCTATGTTTGCTGTTGATGAATTAGAAATTAGTGGCAAAACAGCAAAGTGGTCATACAAAGGTAAAAAAATGACAAGTAATATTATTGGTAAAAGTAAACCAGAACATGTGGGTCCAATAGGAGAAAGACCAATTGTAGAATTAGATATTAAATTTAACAATAGAATCTATCCATCTGTTCCATTTGGTTTAACGAAACAAGATTCAAAAAGTACCATACTTGTCAACCGTGACTTATTGACACGTTTTCGAGTGGCAGTAAATCCTAATAGACGATTTGTTTTATCTGACTATATAGAAAAAGAAGACAATACAGACACTTAACGATTGACTTTTCAATCAAACTGTGATATAATACTATACTATGCCAAAGGTGACATTCTTAGACAAAAATAATAATCTTATTGAAACAGTAGAAGTTCCAGAAGACACAACAGTTATGGAAGCTGCACGTTTCTATTCCAAGAACGAACACATTCCAGGCATCGAGGCAATTTGTGGTGGTGGTTGTGTTTGTGGTACTTGTCATGTTTATTTGACTGATGATTGGATAGATAAAATTAAACCATTAGATGAAGATACACCTGAACGTGCTGTGTTAGAATATACAGATAAGTATGATGAAAAATATAGTCGATGTGGTTGTCAAATTGTTTTGTTCGATCAACATGATGGATTGGTGGTAAAAGTACCTTGAACGATTTTTATACAAACGTAATACAATATGGTAATGAAATTCTTGTACGTGGTGTGCAGAATGGTAAATCATTTGATGATCGAGTTTACTTTCAACCTACCATGTATCATCAATACAAAGACAAAACAAAATACAAATCACTTGATAACAAGTATTTAATTCCTAAAAAGTTTAAATCAATTAAAGATGCCAAAGAGTTCATCGAACGATACAAGGGTCATGATGGTTTTGCCTATGGCATGGAACGTTTTAACTATCAATATATTTCTGATTATTATCCTGATGACATTGATTATGATCTAAAGAAAATTAAAATATTTACCATTGATATTGAGGTTGCATGTGAGAATGGTTTTCCAGATCCTGGTGATGCGTCTGAAGAAGTTCTTTGTATCACAATTAAGAATCATAACAATGGTAAAATCGTTGTTTGGGGTACAGCTGATTTTAAAACAGACAAATCATATGTTGAATTTATTCGTTGTCAATCTGAAAAACATATGTTGTCTGACTTTCTATCTTTCTGGCAACAAAACTGTCCAGACATTATCACTGGTTGGAATAGTAAACTGTTTGATATTGCATATCTTTGTAATCGTATTATCAATACAATGAGTGAACGTGATGTAAAGAAACTATCACCATGGGGTATTGTACGTAGTGATGATTTAAATATCATGGGTAGAACACATTCACGTTTTAATATTCTTGGTGTATCACAATTAGACTACTTAGATTTGTATAAGAAATTGACAGTTAAAAACCAAGAGAGTTTTAAACTAGATCACATTGCAGAGGTTGAACTTGGTGAAAAGAAAGATGATAATCCATATGAAACATTTAAAGAATGGTATACCAATGACTATCAATCATTTGTTGACTATAATATCCAAGACGTTGAACTAGTTGATCGATTAGAACAGAAACTTAAACTGATTGAACTGTGTATCACCATGGCATACAACGCCAAAGTCAATTATGAAGATATCTTTTCACAAGTTAGAACGTGGGACTGTTTAATCTATAACTATCTTCGAAAGAAAAACATACCTGTACCATTAAAGAAAGATAGTGATTCACAAGAATTAGTTGGTGCCTATGTGAAAGATCCTGAAGTTGGATTACATGAATGGGTTGTTTCGTTTGACTTAAACTCACTATATCCACACTTGATTATGCAATACAATATCTCACCAGAAACGATTGTTAATTCAAAGAATGATTTAGATATTGATAAGTTATTAATAAAGAAATACAATCTATCAAAACTCAAAGACAAAAATATTGCAGTTGCAGCTAATGGTACAATGTATCGAACAGATGCACAAGGTTTCTTACCAGAGATTATTCAAAAAGAATATGATGATCGTGTCAAATATAAAAAGTTAATGATTCAGGCACAACAAGAATATCAAAAGACGAAGAATAAAAAGTTACTTGATGATATTGCCAAGTATCATATTATACAATTCTCAAAAAAGATTTCATTGAACTCAGCTTATGGTGCGATAGGTAATCAATACTTTAGACATTATGATCATCGAATGGCAGAAGCAATTACTACATCTGGTCAATTGTCTATTCGTTGGATTGAAAATAAAATGAATGAGTATCTAAACAAGTTACTTAAAACAAAAGATAAAGATTATATTATTGCTTCTGATACAGATTCAATTTATATTAATATGTCTGGTCTTGTTCACAAGATTGGTAGTAACCTAAACACAACAAAAGTGGTTAAAGCATTAGATAAGTTTTGTGAAGAAAAGATTGAACCTCATATTGATAATTGTTACCAAGAATTGGCAGACTATATGAATGCTTATCAACAAAAGATGCAGATGAAACGAGAAGTAATTGCAGACAAAGGTATTTGGACTGCCAAGAAAAGATACATTCTCAATGTTCATAACTCAGAGGGTGTTCAATATGCAGAACCACAATTAAAGATTATGGGTATTGAGGCAGTCAAAACATCAACACCACAAGTGTGTCGTTCAAAGATTAAAGAAGCACTAAAGATTATTATGACCCAATCAGAAAATGAATTACGAGAATTTGTCAATTCGTTTCGATCTGAATTTGAACATCTATCACCAGAACAGATTGCATTTCCAAGATCAGTCAAAGGTTTAAAGAAATATGCAGATCCTAATTCTATCTTTCGTAAGTCAACACCAATGCATGTCAAAGGTGCTCTGATCTATAATCATATACTCAAAGAAAAACAATTACAAACAAGATTTTCTTATATCAATGAAGGTGATAAAATTAAATATGTTCTATTGAGAAAACCAAATTCACATCAAACTAATGTCATATCATTTATGACAAAACTACCATCACAGTTTAATTTTCATGCATTGATTGATTATGATCAACAGTTTCAGAAATCATTCTTTGAACCATTACGATTTATCTTAGATGCAATTAATTGGCAAGTTGATGCCAGTGGTATGAATACCATAGAAAGTTTCTTTGCCTAATGTTTGATTTTACACCATATTTAAACGAAGACAAGTTACCTATAATGAATAATGAACAGTTTGAAGCTGTCACTGAACAATTAGGTAAAGAACAGTTTCGATTAGACTTGGCAGAATATATTGCAACATATCGACCACCATTTCCATTTAAAAATTACACAAGAGAAAGAATGGTTGATAACTTTCTTAAATTAAAATCATTTGATACAACTGTCAATATAACACCTAGAGATAAAATAGAAAAGAAAGTATTTGAAAAGTATGATGATTATAAACATAACTTTGAACAATATGGTCTTGGTTTGATTGATTGTGCCAGTACTTACAATCTGTGTTCAAATTATTTCCATGAACAATTACGATTAAGATGTCCATGTTATAGTTTTGAAGGTCCTGCTGAAGTATGGGAGAAAGGTACTGCAAAAGATATATGGGGTATTCTTGGTGCCATGTGGCGTGGTATTTCAAGTCGAACATTAGATCCATCAAACTATCTTGGTGCCATACGTCTTGGCACTTATATTGCAACACAATTCAAACCAGTTGTGGCAAAGGCAATTTATGATATGACTGATGCGAAAAGAGTATTAGATACAAGTTGTGGTTGGGGTGATCGACTTGCAGGTTTCTATTCAAGTAATGCAAAAGAATATATTGGTTGTGATCCAAATCCAAATACGTTTGAAGTTTATAAGAAACAGTGTATTGAATATGAAAAGATTTTAGGTAATGGTAATCCAAAAATACAAGAACAGAAAGATATGTTTATCATGGATGGTGAAAAGAAAGTGACTATCTATCGTAGTGGTGCTGAAAATATACCATGGAATGAAATTGATAATATTGATTGTTCATTTACATCACCACCATATTTCTCTACGGAAGAATATAACAAAGGTGGTGAACATGAAGAAGATCAATCATGGCACAAGTTTAATGAATATCATAAATGGCAAGATAATTTCTTTGTGCCTGTATCATTGAATTGTATTGAAAGAAGTAAACATACTTTAATTAATATCATGGATCCAAAAGTCAAAGGTAAAAGATATTATACAAGTGATAATTTAATTGATCGAATACCAAATAAGTTTCGAGGTCAAATTGGTATGAGAATTATGCAACGACCTAAGAACATTGACAAAGAGAA